AGAATACAGCTATCCATTCAGGTATTGTTGCTTATTGGATGGAGATTCCAGCTTGCCCATAACGGATACGGCTATGTGCAGTGCCGACAAACTTGTACAAAACTTAATACGAAGTAGGAACTTATGGATATAGAAAAACTTAAATACGAAGCACAAAATAAGGCATTGCATATAGCCGATGTTAGCGGTTGTTCTTCTCAGAAAATAATACTACATCTTTGTGCTGATTTAGGTTCTGACAGTTTATTTTACCAATTATCAGATGAGTATGAAGTTATAATGATAGGCGAAGATATAGGAGTTGAAAATTACACACCACCACCAAATGTTTATGGAATAATAGCAAACCCAGTATGTACTGAATTTTCAACTGCAAATGGTTTTCATAAAATAAGAGATTACGAAAAAGGAATGGAAATGGTTAATCATTGTTTGAGAATTATTGAAGAAGCAAAGCCGAAATGGTGGGTGATTGAAAATCCTGCAAACGGTAGATTAAAAGAGTTTTTAGGTAAACCAAAGTATGTTTATCAGCCGTGGGAATACGGAAGCCCTTGGACTAAAAAGACGGCTTTATGGGGTGATTTTAACATACCTCCAAAGAAATATACCGATTGGAATAAAGTGCCTAAAAACGATAACCTTTATGTAAGACCAGGAAGGTCAAAACCTGCACTTGCATTTTTACATAAATCAGCAGTTGATTTAATACCTGAAATGCAATGGGCAAAAAATAAAATAAAATGTGATGCGGATATTCGATCAATGTGTTCTGCTGGCTTTGCAGAGGCGTTCTTTCAGAATAACCGCTAACATAAAAAATAAAGGAACTTGTGAGTAGAAAAAAAACAATTATTTGAATATATCGCTAAAACTTTCCTGCTGACCGCTTTTGTCTTTTTTATTTAGTGTGTCTAACTTGCTTTCAATCTCTCCACGTAGATATTTACGCATTATTCTGAAAAACGGTATATTAGGATTTAATATAAGTACGTGCGCCGATAAGCTCCAAAACTCACACGCCGCCGCCCATCCTGCCGCTATCTTTATACCGATAAATCCTTTATCGTGGATTAACATTTCAATCATGTATATAATAATCAAACTTGCAGCGTAAGCAGCTAATTTAAAAAGTGTCAATCTTGCAAGTTTTGAAAGTGCAAAATCCCCCCTTTTTTTCACGGCGACCGCAATGCCAAAAACAGCGTCTAAAAAAACAGCCACAAAAACCAACCCAAAAGAGTATGCTTCAGGCGCAAAGAAATTTATTACAGCAAAAAATATAGCACTTAGCCAGCCGAGTGGTGTGCTCGCCACTACGTTTAATTTTGTTATCATACGTTTAAGCATTTTAATTAGAATAAGATTAAATTTATAAATATTGCTATCTATTTGGTATATATATACCGCAATCGTTTATATCAAAAACAGCTCCTCCTGCGCTATTGCAGTAGCCTTGACTATTCCATAAAGGAAAGTTTTTTTTACAACTGCAAAGGTAGTCAATAAGCTGTCGCAATAGCACCTCAGCATCGTCTTTGAGCCATCGCTTTAACTGTGCAATATCGTTAATATCAACCGCTTTGCTATTCTCACTCTCACGTAACGTAACACCCTTATTTAATATCGCCGCCCAGTGAAAAGGCAAACCTTGATAAACAGCATAAAAAGAGAGTGGAGGGGCTATCATAGAGAGCAAAGCTCTGTTATTTTCTGTTATCGGATAAGGGTCGGCGTCGGGGTTCGATGTTGCCTCTTTGATTTGACTTTGCAACTCTGTTAAAAGGGGTGCGCCCAAAATATCGTTTATATACAATTTTTGTGCAAGTGCAATGTAAGGAATAAATGTTTGAATTGCAAACTCTTCTTTAACAGGACTGCATTGTCTAAACAAGTCATCGGATATTAAAAGTATCTCCATTGTATTTATTTGTTTATTTTAATTCTTTTAATTCTTTTGGATTTTCTATTTTTACGTTTAACGTTTCTTTTGGTTTCTCTGTTTCTCTAATTTTTGTAACAACGTCTAACTCCGCAATCGCCAACTCCGCCGTTCCGTTTATTTTTGTAAATATATTCAATTTGTCTAAAATCTTACGTTTTAGTTTTTCGATAACTGTATAATTGAATAACACAAAAGAGTCAACAATCTCGGCGGCGTTTCCTGATAAATTACCTTTTCCTGAAATGCCCGCAAGTGTCGGGCTACTTAGCCTGTGGCTACTAATGATTTTTTGAAATATAATGCCCTCAATCTCATTATAAATATTTGCATTTGCGGACGCCTGAAATGGAGTTATAACAGGTTTAACCTCGTCATTTTCTCCCCACAAAATAACAATGCTTGAAGCTCCTTTTGCACCTGAAAACGCTCGTTCCATTTTTTTCTGAAAATCCGCCTTTTTCTTTTCGTCTGGATTAGACGGCATACTTATAACCACGCTCGGCGTAAATCCGTTATTTATAGAGTTGTTAAAAAATTCAGCAAGTGCGCCGTCCGCTTTTGCGTACTCTAAACTTGAATGGTAGTCGGGGAGGCAATAGTGCGAAAGTCCTGAAATATAATCGAAGTGGAAAAACATTTGCGCCTCGCCTTTTTTGAGGTTGTTAATGCCGTTCCATGCGTTTAATTCGATAGGCTTATTTTTGCCGCTTGTTTTTTTCCAATCATTTGAAATGCGAAAGGTCAAAGGCTCGCCTGTCTCTGATATTTGTCCGATACGGACTTTTGAAAAATCCTGATGAAAAATACTTACGGTTGTATCGTCTTTGTTTTTTACAACCTGAAAATAAAAGCCCCCAAACATTTTATAATCTTTTGCAAGTTTCTCAAATACCTCGTCCCACGATTCCGAAGGGTTCGGTACTCCTATCAATTTAACCTCCTCATTTGCTTTTAAAGTCTCTTTGATACCTTTACCACACATATAAGTAACTATACTGTCAATGATAGCAGTATTAACAGGGCTTTTCCCTATAATATCAATTATTTGCTGAGGATAATCATTTTTAGCTCCAAAATCAACCCAGCCCGCACGGTTGTTTTTCATAGCAGGTTGCGCCGATTCGCTTTCAATTGAACTAAGATTTATAACTGCAAATTTGTTGGGGTTGCTAATTGTGTCGGTTGCATTCATGTTATTTAAAATATAGTATTTTTGTATTTAAGATAATAAAAAATTAATTTATCATATAGTATATATATTTATTTATGACAAAGATAGAATATAAAGATATAGTTATTAAAATTCCTGAAAAATGGAGCGATATTAAAGTGTCGGAATATGAACAATATTTTAACGACTCTTTTGGTTCAATCCGTGAGCGTATCGAAGTGATTGCAAAAATTTGCAAAATAGATTATGAAACACTTTTAAAATTGCCTTACACAATCACGGAGGAGATAATTGCAAGGGTGTTATTTATCTTTGAGGAAAATAAAGCAAAGCCAAACCCAAAAATCAAAATCAAAGGGGTTAATTATGTAGTGCAGGCGGAGGACAGGTTGACGCTCGGCGCATACGTGGACGTGGCGGAGGTGCAGGAAAAAGGGACAAATGTTTTAAGTAATATATTGGCTATTGTATGCCGTCCTATTGGCGAGGAGTATAACTACAATAATAACGAAAAAAGGGCGGCAATGTTTGCCGACTTGACAATGGATAAAGTCAGGGGGGTGCTTGCTTTTTTTTTACATTACAACAAAGAATTACAGAAACTTACAAAGGTTTACAACGAGCTATTGTCGGCGGTCGGCAAATTGCCCCAGAGTATCAAAATTTTTCAAAGTCGTGGGGGTGGTATAAAGTTATATCGGATTTGGCGGGCGATAAAATATTACTTTTTGATGAAATTGTTAAAATACCGATTGCGCAGGTTCTTACATTCCTACTCTTTAAAAGGGATAAAGTAGAAGCTGAAAATTACCAATATATTTTAGATAAACGATTAAACAAAATAAGGGGAGGAGGCAATGCAAATAGTTAATTTATTTTTTGAGTTATCACGCCAACACATTAAAATTAAAACATTTCGTTACGGTCATTCTGGAGGCAAAGGGGGCGGGATTGATAGGTATCCGCTTGCATGGTTAGATGACCCGATATATATAAGAAATATAAACAACAACGCTTTACAATATACAGTCAATTTGGATATTTTGGGCGTTCCTGAAAACAGTAACGAAGTGCCAACATTGCAAGGTGTAGCAATGAATGTAGGTTTATCATTCATAGAGAAAATAAAAAAGACGGCAAATGTAACAGGCTTTTTTGTAGATAGTTTTTCAATACTAAGTTTGCGAGAGTATTTTGACGATAACGCCGCAGGGTGTCGGTTTACTTTGTATGTAAATGGAGTTAATCCTGTGGATTTGTGCGCCGACAATTTTGACGAAAATAAACAGTTTGAAGTTAGCAACTTACTGCCAAATTTTGACACAAAGGGGGCGGAGGGGTGTGTAGTATTTTCTGACAAAAAGACGTTACCAAATTTTAAAATATAAGTGAATGAAAGAGGGTGTTAAAATAGCTATTGCGGTTATTGCACAGGATTTATTTGAAATAATAAACGAAGTCTTTACCGATGACGCTATTGGCACAAATATAAAAGTCGGTATCAATACACTAATCGACAGCAACCTCCGCAAAGAAATGATTTTAAGGTATAATTTTGAGGGCGGCGACCCTGTTATTGAAACACTTTTTAATCATTATATAGAGAGTGTCGAAAAAGGGCGCAAACCAAAAACAGGCAGTCCGCCCCCGATTAGTGATTTAGTAGATTGGGCAAAACGGCGAGGCATACCGACCGACAGCGGAACGCTTTACGCAATTTCATACGCTATTTGGCGGGACGGATATGCAGGGCGACCAGTGATAGCAACGATTGAAAGTAAATTAGATTTGAGGTTTAACGATAAATGGGCGGACATGCTTTTTGAAGCGATAACAGAGAGTTTAACAGAGTTTTTTAACGATTAAAAAAAAAGACTAAAACAATGGGTTACAAAATAACAGATATTGCAGATATAACCGAGCCGAGAGAAATAAGTTTAGCAGATGATAAAAATTTTTTAATAATCAAAAGTTATCCACGTAACAAAAGATTTTTAGAAAAACAGATAAAGGTTAACATAAAAAAAGGCTATCCATACAACAGCGGACAAACTAAAATTGTTGTTTACAGAGGCACGCCACAGTATCCACGTGGAGATATGATGACTATTGAGGGTGCGGAGGGGACGCCAAATGAAAATCAATTTAAAATCGAAAATACGCAGTATCAAACAACTGTAAACATACAGCAAAAACTTTTATCGAACGAATATATAAAAGCGCACTTTGATATATTTATTCCTTTTGGACTTGAAGAGGGGGAGGTTGTAAATGGTAATGTTTTGTACATAAAAAGCAAAGGCGCAGGCTATGCTTTTACAGTAACTTTTTCAACTCCAAATGACCCTGACGGTGTTGCATATACACACACGGACGTAACAACAACGTCCGATGACTACGATACTATAAAAGGGGGCAATTGGAGTGCTTATATTGAAATAGAAGTTTACACTAATTGCGATGTAAAGCTCGGCGACCATGATTACCCAACCACGCCTGCCGTGATTGGTACGCTTGCAACTGTATTAGCAAAAACATATATAGGGCGTCCGCTGTGGTTCGAGTTAAACAGCTTGTTTAATGGTTTAACAAAATATAATGCTCCACGTGGAGCGTTTAACTCGGGCGAGTGGTTCGACACAGGAACTATACTAAATGTTAGAATAGTTGCAAAAAGAAATACAATACCGTTTTATGTTTCAAACGCTTTAAAGGTGGTTAATGGTAAGACTCCGCAAAACAGAGAAATAGACTTAAATGAATATGTGTTTGACGGTACACACGAATTTAAACTATTAACAAATAAACCGATGACGCCTTACGTTAAAGGACAAAAAGAGTATATAAATTTTATTTTCAGAGACACACTTTTAGCATTTGAAGACGGCGAGAATTACATTGTCGGCGTAATGTACCAAGCATTAAACTCGGCGGGCGAGTTTATGGGTTCGATTGAAAGCAATATAACAAACAGAAAATCATTAAACGAAATAAACACATGCCGACTTTTGTTAGACGATTTGATTAACATATACCCAAATTTAAGTTTTATAAAAGTGGCATTGTACAAAGGTCAACATAAAGAAAAAGTATCAAATTTCATTACCTACGAAGTTAGACCTGAGAGTGTGCATATATGCAATACGTTTACTTTTTTAAACTCTTTGGGTGGGTGGGATTCATTCAACTTTGACGCTCCGACACAAAAAGAGATTGCGCCAAAAGCAGATACCTACAAAAGTACCCCGACACCTGAAAATAACGATAAAACGCATGGGGTTGAGATTGTGAAAAATGTAAACCTAAACCAATTAATGACTATTGACGGCGCAATGGTAACTAATGAGATTGCAGAATGGTTAAAAGAGCTTGCAACGTCAAAATGTATAATCGACAATGACGGTAATAATATTTTGATTGATAGCTTTACATTAAAAGAGAGCAAGGCAACCGATAACCAACATCAGCCAATTTTGAAATATAGATATAACAATGAGCAATAACGGTTTGCAGCCTTACGCAGTGGGGGCTTAAAACCACTGCATTAACTTAGAAACACAAAATTATGAGTAACGAAAATTTGTCAAACGAAGCACAGAA